TGACTCGTCAAGTTGGACATATTCGTAGAGACAATAGTGAGAATAAAATTCCAAGTGCGCCACGTATTGGTGTTTATATTACAGGATTAGAATTAGATAGAGATAGACTTGCAGATGCTTCATTTATTAGTAAGGTACACTTGCGTGAAAGAGATTATGATAGTGTAAACAACGAATACTTAAACACACAAGGTAAAAATGTAACAGTAGAGCGTTTAATGCCTACACCTTACAAGTTAACTGTTAACGCTGACGTATGGTCAACCAACACAGAACAAAAATTACAAATTATGGAACAGATATTAATGCTGTTCAACCCGAGTTTAGAAATACAAACTACTGACAACTATATTGACTGGACAAGTTTAAGTGTAGTCGAATTAGATGCTGTAAACTTTAGTAGTAGATCAATGCCTACAGGTACTGAAAGCGAGATTGATGTTGGGTCATTAACGTTTAGTGCACCTATATACATTTCGCCTCCGGTTAAAGTTAAAAAACTTGGTGTTATAACGAATATTATAATGAGTATGTTTAACGAAGACACAGGTAATGTTGACCTTGGTGCTACTATGCCTGAACTTAAACGTTACAATGATGAATTTGCTGAAGGTGTATTTCAAGAAGATAAAGACGGAACTACTACACGTAAGGATAGTGCAGGAATTGCCGTTACAGCATACAACGATTATGATGTACTTATATTAGGTAGTACAGCACAACTTATACACAGAGGCATTGTTGGCAATACTAACTGGAATGGATTCTTTGAAGCGTTACCAGGTACATTTAGATCAGGACTAAGCCAAATACAATTAACAAGGGCAGACATTAATCAAAGTGTTAATGGAACTGTAGCAGTTAATCCAACTGACGAATCAACGTTAACTATTAATTGGGACGAAGATACTATTCCAAGTGATATGGTTATTACTGGATCAACTGGTGATAGAAATAAAATAGATTATATTATTGATCCTCTTAACTTTAATCCAACTACTATTAAATCAGTTAATGGGGTTAGGGTATTATTATTAGGTCCTATTGGTAGTGCAACAAACACTGATGGTGCTGATGCTTGGAAAAACAATAATGGCACAGACTTTGTAGCAGGTGAAAATGACATTATTGAATGGACTGGTACAGCATGGTCAATACTATTTGATTCAAGTACACAAACAGATATTAAATTTACAACCAATCTAAATACAGGTATCCAATACAAATGGACTGGCTCAGAATGGGTCAAATCCATTGAAGGCGAATACCGGAATGGAGCGTGGCGCATACAATTTTAAATAATTACTTGTATGAGCGACAAAATCAATTGCAGTGGTGCATTATTTTATGCATTATCAACAAAACGTTTTCTATTTTTACATAGAACTCAAAGCAAACAAAACAATGTTTGGGGACTTGTAGGCGGCCGAGGTGCTGTTGACGAATCACCTATTGATGCGTTACATCGAGAAATTCAAGAAGAAATTGGTAATACACCAAACTCTGTTAAAACTATCCCTTTAGAAACCTTTGTCAGTACTGACGAAAAGTTTAACTTCCATACATATCTTATAGTTGTTAAGGACGAATTCTTACCAACATTGAACAGTGAACATGATGGCTATGCATGGGCAAGTTTTAGCAAATATCCAAAACCTTTACATCAAGGGTTAAGGAACACACTACAAAACAAAACTAATATCACAAAGTTACAAACAGTGTTTGAATTGATCGATATATTAGAGAGTTAACATGGTAAAAGTTTACGGCGACATAATGCTGGACAGTTGGATTATTGGTAAAGCCAGTAGAATTAGTCCTGAAGCACCTGTACCAGTATTAAAAGAAATTGAAAAGAAAAACAGCATAGGCGGTGCGGCTAATCTTGCACTTAATCTTAGTAACATTATTGACAATGTTTCTTTGTACGGTGCAGTAGGTATGGACGATGAAGGGTTTGACGTTTTAAGAATACTTGAAAAAACAAATAATATAGATTGTAGCATACAGTCAGATGCAGAAGTTACAACTACTAAAACAAGATTAGTAGGTCAACGTGGACAACACATCATGCGTTGGGATAAAGAGAAAAAATACAAAGGTCAAGCACAAACAAGATTCCTTGAAAGTGTTAACAAAGAAGATATTGTATGTTTAAGTGATTATAACAAAGGTACTATTGGTGTTAATTTAGTAGAACAATTAGTAAACAAAGACTGTAAAGTTTTAGTTGATCCTAAACAAGGACCAGATGTGTACAAAGGAGCATTTCTTGTAAAGCCAAACATGAAAGAATACAAAGCATGGTTTGGAAAGTTTAAAAAAGAAACTGCACTTATAAAATTAAAAGAGTATGGGTGGAAATACCTTATAGTAACTGATGGTGCAAATGGAGTACATGTTTTAAGTAACGAATTATACTACCAACACTATCAAGAACCTGTAAGAGAAGTTGCAGATGTAACTGGTGCTGGTGATACTGTACTTGCTGTTATTGCTTATGGTATCGAGAGGGGTATGGATGTGTTTGCCGCATGTAAGTTAGCCTGTTATGCTGGTGCAAGATCAGTAGAACATAGAGGTGTGTATGCAATACAACCTGAAGACTTAAAAAGACAAATAGTATGGACTAATGGTGTATTTGATATACTGCATGAAGGACATTTTAGACTATTAAGACATGCGAAATCCAAGGGTAGAAAACTTGTTGTAGGTATTAATAGTGATGCAAGTACAAAAAGACTCAAAGGTGAAGACAGGCCTATTAACAACCAACTACAGCGTAAAATGAATCTTGAACTTTTACCATGGATTGACGAAGTTGTTATATTTGATGAAGATACTCCTATTAATTCTATTGAAAGATTTCAACCAGACTTAATAGTTAAAGGTGGCGATTATACTGTTGACACTGTTGTAGGTCATGAACTTGCAGAAGTTGACATTTTTCCAACAGTAAAAGATCAATCAACAACAAACATTATAGAGAAGATGAAGATATGAAAATTTTAATTACAGGTTACCAAGGATTTATTGGTTCAAATGTAGCATCATATCTAAAAGCAAAAGGACACGATGTAGAAGGCTTCCCTTGGGAACTACACAGGTACCCAGATGTTCAACGGTATGATAGAATTATACACTTAGGTGCAATTTCAAGTACAACTGAACGTGATGTTGAAAAGATTATGCAACACAACTTTGAATACACAATGAAGTTAATTGAAATTTGTGACATGATGGGTACTTCTTTACAATATGCAAGTTCGGCAAGCGTATATGGAGAACAAACACACTTTAGAGAAGACTTAGAATTAGATCCTCGTAGTCCGTATGCTTGGACAAAGTATCTTATTGATAGATTTATAACACAACACTTAGATGATTTTAGAATCACTATACAAGGCTTTAGATATTTCAATGTTTATGGTCACGGAGAAGAACACAAAGGCGATATGATGAGCCCTGTTAGTAAATTTACTAAACAAGCCAAAGACACAGGTGTTATAAAAGTGTTTGAAAACAGTGATAAGTTTAAACGTGATTTTATCAGTGTTGAAGATGTTGCAGTGATGCATGAAAAAATGCTTGATGTTGATAAAAGTGGTATTTGGAACATTGGTACAGGAGTTCCTACTTCATTTTTACAAGTTGCACAAGTTATTGCAAACAAGTATGGTGCAAAGATTGAAGAAATACCAATGCCGGATAACATTAAGGCACAATATCAAAAATATACGTGTGCTGACACTGACAAATTAAAAGAAACTATTGAGCATAAGTGCTTTAGTGTAGGAGAATGGGTAAATGGCCAATCAAACTGATTGTAAAGTTGAATGGTGGAGCGTTGTTCCTGGACTTACTAAAGTCGAACCAATCAAAGATGCAACAAAGTTCATGCCTGAATGGTTCAAACATGCACCTAAGTACTTAACTGAGGACTTTGCAGACAAAGGCACTATCAAGAACTGTCCTGGATTTATAGATTTATACAAAAATGCGTATGTTGTACCTATGTGGTGCGACTTTCACATCAAGGCGGACAATAAAAACTTTGCATGGCACTCGAGTAATGAAAACTTTACTATGAGCCTGCACACTGACAAGCAATTTTTAGAACATGCACCACAAAATGCCAAAGATGACTTTGTATGTGTTGCAAAAACTGATTGTCCTTGGCGTGTGCGTACCAGTCCTGGTTGGGCAATGATGCAATTACCAATGTTTTATGATTTTAACGAATATTTTACGTGTATGCCTGGTATAACACACACGGAATGGAGCCATCAGATTAACCAACAACTGTTAATCAAAAAAGAAGGCGAATTTTTGCTTGAAAAAGGCACTCCATTAGCAATGTACGTACCAATAAAGATTGCAAACCTTGAAACTACGGTACAAGATGAAGATGAAGAAAAATATCGTGCAAGTTTTGTAAGTAATCTAATATTTCAGAGTAAGTTTAAAGGTGCTTACAAGAAATTTAAAGAAGTATGGAGTAAAAAATGAGTAGACTTGAAGGTAAAGTAGAAAAGGGTTGGGGCTACGAACT